TTACAAAAATAATTTCACAAGTTTTTTCTTATTTTCCTTTATAGTTTCGTCGCTTTCCTCAAACACTCCGAACCTGTCAAATCCAACGGTTATCATTAAAGCGATGAAGTTTGTACTTATTAAGAGTATTAAATCTTCTGTCTTCGACTTCTCTTCTATGTAATTAAATACTTCTTTGTTGCTTTCGTTCTTCAATTTACTCTGCAACAAGTTTAAATTCTGTCTTCTTTGATAGCCTCTTAATTCCAATATAATTACTGAATTTAAAAAAATCAACGCAAACATTACGATTGCAAACTTCCTACTTCTGTGATATATCTTCATTTTTACCATCCCTTTTCTTGACAAATCCGAGCTTTTCCAGCAGAAGTTCTAAAAATCCTGTGCTTATGCCGTATCTTTTCTGATTTACTGTTTCTAGCAGAGCTTCTCCAAAAAATCCCAAGACAGGACTCCACGGATACAGAAACCCAGCTTTGAAATGCCCTACAACTTTATTTAAAGATAGAGCAATAGCCATTGTCATTCCAGCAACGGCTATCCTTTTTATATATGGTTTCACTGGCTGGTTGTCTATCATTTTCTGTGCAACTACACCAAACAGAACTCCTGAAAAGAAAAGTATGAGGAAAAGTCCGTGATTGTCTATTATTACCTTTAAATCCTCTATCATTGATTATGCTCCTTATATTCCTATTGCTGTTTTTTCTTCTCCAAGTATTTTGTGTATTATTTCATCCACATTTACAGTTTTTTCAAGTGCTTCAGCACCTTTTAACAATAAATCCTCAGTGAATCTCTCAATATCATCAGGAATGTATGGGTTGTTTATCTCCTGTGCCTTTTTTACAAACTCCTTAAACTTTCCAAAAAAGTTGTTTTTAACAGCTTCCAATTTTTCTATTCCTTTTTTAGCTCCAAAGATTATTTCCTTCTCTAGTACTTCTTTTCTAGTGAAATCTACCAACATCCCTATTAAAATTACTTGTAACTGTTTATCCATTTTTATCTCTCCCTTTTCTTATTTTAATTAATTTTAAGCTAGCCAACAAGCCCTACAATCAATTTGTACTTGCTAACCAACCTATTTATACCAAAATTATTTTTAACGCTTGTATTAGGCTTATATTCAAGCCATTTGCACATTATTTTAATTCAAAATGTGGCGTATCATTCATTTTCCAATTTCCGCCCCATTCAATATTAATATTCTTAGATTTTGCAACCTTTAATATGTGATTTGCTATTAATTTCAATTTTTTCTCATCATACCCTTCTTCAGATGTAAATTTTCTGTACACACCGTTCTCAATAACTCCACAAGGAAATATGTCAACTGCATGTCCGTATCCGTCAGCTTTGATTTGATGATTAGATTTAATTTTTTTTCCATCACAATTTGTTACAATTCTACCTGGCTTGCTTCTTCCGATTTGATACAAAGCAAATTGTTCTTCTACTGTTCTTGCTCCGTCAGTTATTCTAAAATCGTACGGACTGTTTTCAATCGCAGTTTTCATTACTTCAACAAGTTTTGGGTGGACCTTTTTCATTTTGTCCAGACTTGATTGAGTAAAAGAATATTTCTTATTTTCAGTATCTACATTTTCCTTATCCCAATCTTTCAAATACTCCTCCTTTCTCTGAACTCTGTTTAGCCAGCCAGCCAAAAAATCTTCCTGTGTTTTATCAGCTTCAACTTTTCCTTTGTAATAAATTCTCTGCAAGTTGTGATAAACTTCCAAAAATTTTTCAGGATCTGCTGCATTCAATGCTTCCAATGTTTTATTTCCAATTATTCCGTCTACATCAAGATTTGCATTTGTCAATTGATTTATAGCAATTTGTGCGTTTTTTGTTCCATTTCTGCCGCTATTTACAGCCCAGTCGCACATAGATAGTGCCACTTTATCATTTACAACTTTATCCAGCTTGTTTCCAAGATAGTATTTTTTAAGATAAATATTCTTTGCAAAAGCTATTGTCAAGTCCTGCATATCGCCTTTATATCCAAAGTCTCTTGCTTCTTCTTCAATGATTCCGTATTTTGTTTTTCCTCCCTTATCATTCTTATCATTTGAATATCCGCCCTCAACTTTTAGTAGATAGTCAAATATTTTTTCAAATCGGTCCATTTATACCACTTCCTTTTCTTTTATTAGTTCCATATTTTTTAAATATTTATACAACTTTGCAGGACTGAACTGATAGCCAACCCTATCCTTTAATGATTTACCTTTATAGGTCAATGTGAACTGCAAAGCATAATCTATTGCATTGAGACAAAATTCACTGCAAAAAAATCGATTATCGTCCTGCACCTTGTCAGCATAGAAAAATTGCCCTAAAATTCCTAAATAATCATAGCCCTTACCTTGAGCTGTTCTAAAAAATTCAATCACATCTTTGGGATCAATATTTTTATTAAGCTCGTAAATTTCCATATTTTTCTGATACTCAAATTTCCTTGTTCTAACTCCTCCAGGATTAGATAAAAAAATTTGACCATTGTAAATAAATTCAACATGTGAATATTTTCCAAGAGTCCACAAGGCTATCAAATGCCCTATCAGTCTCTTGGGCTTGTGGAAACATATATATAGCTTGTCTTTTTCTAACTGCATAAATACCTCCCTACATATTTTTATACGCTTTTTCATATCTGTCTTTAGCATCGTATTCTTTTAACTCGGTATCGGTTAAATTTTCCAAGTTGTGTGACAATAGAGTTTCCGTTGCCATAGCTTTAGTAGTATGTGCTTGCATTATATTCGCCATTTTCATCATATCCTGCAACGTTAAATTAACATACTTTTCACTGTTGTCTTTTGTGTAAAATTTCCAGTTTTCAAATTTTGTTTTTTTCATTGCTTGACACATTACTACTATTCTGGTCAGATTCGACTGGTCTATGCTCCTGTTATTCTGCAAATATTTCACGCCACCCACTTCAAACTCAAATGGAGCAATATCATACTCAAGTCTTAAATCATACAGTTCTTTTTTTATCTGTTCTATACGTTTTTCCCTGTCGAATACTATTTTCCCATCTTGTATTATTTCACTTTCTTTAAGCTTAACTATTTTTCCATCTACAAAATAGTTATCAGGAGCAATTTCAACTTCCTGATATTCTATTTCTTCAACCACATCCCCCACCATTGTGGGAGCTATCATAGTAGCATCCATATTTGTACTCAACACTAAACGTGTTTCATTGTTGTACATAACTTTTAAAGTGTCCGACTTAAATTTTTTTAATTCTTTGTACCAGTCTTTATTATCTTTATCATAAATCGCAATGTATTTCATACCATCTTCAAACTGTTTTATTTCTGTTTTGTATACTATAAATTTCATTTTACCCTCCTAATCTTATCCAAATGGCACGTTGTACCAGTTATTCCCGTTTCCACCACGTCTTATTTGAAATGCTCTCATTTGAACGTAATCAATAATGTTGTCTGCATTAAAGTTAATTACTCCTGTGACTACGTAACCTCCTCTTTCTGTTGCTTGGTTTGCGTTTGCAACAGTTGGATTGATGCCTCCGACTAATCTTATATCTCTTACTGTATCATTATTTAGAGTGTGCCAAACACTATTTAGATTGACTTCCACACTGCTTATCTTTTGGTCTCTGGCAGCCATATCGTAATTATCCATGATTTCACACCAATTGCCGCCGTTTCGATTTGGAACTTTGAAATAAGCTTTTCCTCCGTTTAAATGGAATGTTCCTACATATGCTCCTCCACTGTTGTACATGTGAGCATGTATAGGTATCCATGTTTCGTTCCCATTTGCTCTTACCACGTAATCCGAGTTGTTTCCATGTATATACCCTTTTGAAAAAGGTATGTAAGGTGATAAATCGGGTTTTGGACTTACCTGTTTTATCGTTTGATAATCAACTAGCCCAAAGGTATTTTCTGTTGCTGGTTTCAATATTTTACTCAAATATTTCACTAACGATTTTACTGTTAGCATTTCATCGTGGTTAAGGTTTTTTATAAAACCTGAAACCTGTGACTGTAAATTATTTGCAATCATATTTTGCAATTCATTTGACTGATTTTCAACAGTATCTAGTGAATGTATTCGAACTATTCCTTTTTCTGTTTCCGTTGCTACATCTGTATATTTTACCCTTTTAGTTAATTCATCATCTATTATTTTATTATCTTCTACAAAATCAATTCTTTTCGGATATTCGCTCCCTATCCATTGGTTTAGTCCTAAACTTGTTTTTTTCTGTGCTGGCATTTTTTACCTCCTACTCTTTGTATTTCTCTATATCATCCCAATTTAAATTTAGTGAATCCCAAGTGTCCCAAGTTTTATCATATCTATCAAATTCGTCCCATGTCATATAACTATAAACTATTTTATACCCTAAATGAGCTGGCTTATTTAACTCTATAAAATTAATAAAATTATTTAAATTAGGAGGTATTCCATAAATACTTGTAAA